ATCGGCTACCCTTTTCTCTCTTAACAATTGAATTAAACTAGTCAAATTCTCGGTTGTATCAGTATCCATATTGAGCGGTTTATCAGCATTATTTCTCGTTCTATCAGCGAGTAAGTCTTTTAGGGCATACTCTTGGCATGAATAAGTATCTGTGCCAACATTCCATTCCACTTCAGCAGCCTCAGCACCAGCAGCTCTGCGAGCTTCGGGTAACCTCCAATTGCGTGTATATGTGTAATACAAATCAACTTCTTTCTTAACAGGAACAACAGGTAAAACTTGGTCGGCAATATAGCTGTCATTTTTGTACATGACAGAAACACCGCTCAAGACTGATGAGGTATGTACGTCACCTTTTAAAGGGTTAGTAAAACTCATACTGCCTATTTTTGCTAATTCAGACATTTGTAATTTTGTTATTTTCATTATATTTTCACCTCCTAAGGTTTGAATTTAAATTATTAATTACTCTCGTCAGCTTGTCCTACTCCACCAGGTGTAACAAGAATCTCTATGAGACCCCCATCACCATTTGCGTTGGCGGAAAGAGCAATACCGATGACAGATTTTGTGTCGCCATCTACAGGCGTACCTTTACCACTACTAGACATGATTTTCTCACCGATATCACAATCGGCAGCCATGTATAGCAACGATGTACCAGCAGTAGCTACCGCAGCGGAATCACCCTCAACAGGTTTGTTTTGCAACACACCTATGACGTGAGTTCCTTCAGTAGCGGGAGTGCTAGCAATCTTGACTTCTCTTGCATCAGTATCCATTTGCAATGCGTAATACTGACTACTAGACAAATCTAATCCTGCCACAAGTGACAGAACATTCATTGGATTTGATTGTACTCTTGCCATGTTTTTTCTCCTTTAAACTATTAATCTTTCCAATTAGAGGGGTTTTACCCCCTCCAACTGATTAGAATTATTTAAATAATTCTGGGTTTGAGTCTTGAAGCATACTAACTGCCTCACTAAAACTACTCGCTTTTCCTTTCTCCATTAGCTTTACAGCCATTGAATTTACGTCTTTCTTTCCACCATTGTCATCGTCAGAGCCTTCCTCTTCGAATAGCTTTGAAGACACTTTTGGTAATTCTGCTAAGAACTCTTTAAATAGTTTTGCAACATTTGGAGTAGCAGACATAAGCAGTTTAACAGCGACATCCTTGTTTTTAGGAAGAAGTACACCATTAGAATTGCTATCAGAGAAGACAAAACCGTCTACACTTTCAGCGACTTCCTTGAATTGGAGTTTTTTCTCGGCAACACCGAGTCTCGTTTTCATCTCATTCATCTGTTTTGTGTGGTCGGCACTAGAAATAAATTTCTCACTAGATTTTATACTAGTTTTCTTTGGCTTAACAGCCTCTTTAGCAATAGCCTTCTTTGCCTCATTAAACAATTTAACTTGTTTTCCCGATGCTTTCTCGGAAAGAGTAAAAGATGGATTTTTGGCTAAAATAGCCATAAGTTTCTTTTTGGTCAACATTTTCTTTTCACCTCCTTTAGGTTTACTGGAACTAATAAAACCAGCGTACATATTTTCGCTAAAAGCCACAGGTGCAAGGCTTTTAAAATAGGGTCGATTGGTTAAAGCACCACCCAATAAAACATTTTTAAATTCTTCGTGAGTTTCTTGGTCTTCGTACTCAAAACTAAACTCAGGGCTGAAATACTTAAATATACCATCCTTAATCAATTCCTTGCCTAACTTAGTCCATTCAATAACAGCTTTAAGTTTTACCTTTCCGCCCTCAACCACTTTGTCCAAGGTCTTGAACCATCCAGCAGCCCCTTTCTCGGGCATGTGTTCTTGGTCAACTGCTATATCTACTTTTCGTGTTTTATCTTTAAAATTCTGAATAAAACTGTCAATATCTTTCTCGGAAATCTTTACCTGTCCATACTGGGGATGTTCCCATATACCAGCGTGCATTACTTCTATCTCGCTTTTTTCACTAAATTTTTTGTTTAATTTAATTAAAAGACCAAGGGTTTTTATCTTTGATGTTTTCATTTTATTCCTTTCTTTATACTAAGTTTATAACGTTTTTTTGTCAAATTAAAACATTTTACTAACGATTAACCCAGCAACAATTGCCCCGACATTCACAACCGTCAAAACACTCATTCTAGTTTTCAGCGACACCATCTCTTGATTAAGGTGTGGCAAATGATTGGTCATTAGTAACTCCATTTTTGTATCCAAACTGTCATAGTTTTTTTCAAGTTGTTCTACCCGATAATTTAATGTATTGTTCTCGTTCATTTTTTCTCCTTAAAAACCCCATAGGGTAATTCTCTTTTACCTGAACCAGGTATCGGGAACTCTAAATCCTTAAATCGCCAAGGTGGTACTTCTGTTTGTGGTCTTAGTCTACTTGGTATGCCTGTAAAGGTGGGTGGGTTCTTTTCCTCTTTTAAGATAGCAACCCAAATACAGCGACATCTAAAGTGAACTGCACCAGGTTTATATTCATTAAAAGCCTTATCGTGGACACCAATTACCTTGCCATCCATGCTTGTGCAGTAATTACAGGTATGAGTGTCCAAAATAGCCGACCATTGAAAAGCGTGTAAATCTTCCTTATACACTTCAAATGTGTATTTTCTACCCTCGTTTATGCTTTCAGAGGTTATTAAAGCCGAAGTTGCAGGTATATTCTTAGTATTAAAGCTTTCAAACTCACCTTTTATTGCCATCATAGCCTGTTTATCATCTACGTTTCTATCCATCATACCAACCGCCGAAACCTCTTTTACCCTCTCAATTACCTGTTTTTCGTATCTTTCAGACAGAAAAATAGCCCTTTCGGTGATAGCTTGGTTAATTGCTTTGACTGTTAATGGTGATGGTTTCTTAATTTCATAACTAGCTTTTAATTTTCCGTACTCAAAGAGCTTTTTTATCTCTTCTTTAAACATCCTGATATATTTTGTTTTCAGCTGTGTTGATATCTCGTTTAACCGTACAAAATCTTTATTCTTAACTATAATTTCAAGCTCCGACATTAGTTTGGATTTTTCCATTGCTAAAATATCTTTCATTCTTCGGGTTATCCCAGCCTCTGCATTGTCCATGTAATCCCTAATTTCATCAAACCGAACCTTTTGCTCTGCTTGGGTCAATGGTCTATTATATTCACTATGAGTCTGTGTCGTGTCTTCTTTCTTGTCTTTCTTTTCATCATCGCTTTCATCGTTTGGTTTCTTTTTGCCCTTGCTTTCATCACCAGCCTCATCATCGCTTTCAGTATCCCTGGGAGCACCTTTTTCTGGTAACTTCAAAACCTTTCTCATATAGTCCTCTAATTCATCATCAGCTTGCACAATTCCTGATAAGGTCAAAGAACTCAAAGACTCAGACAAACTTTTAATATCAACAGAACCAAGGTCAGCGTGGGTTAGCTTTGGATAATCCTCAACTGTCCAGTTATAGTCGACCAGCTTTTTTATTTCGTCATTTATTATCTCTTCTATTATTTTTGCCGAAGCATCCAAAGAGTCGAGAAACATTTGTGTTTGGTTTTCTGATAACGCATAACTGCCCACGCTTTTAGTTCCAAGGTCTACAAACTGTGCTAGAACTGACTTCAATATCTCTGTAGTATGATGTTGAAGCATTGGCATTGGGTCACGCACACCACTATTTTTCAAATCCATCATCTCCACCATCCAGCCCTCTTTTATCACCACATAAGCTTTTTCATGTCCTCTAAAATTTTCACCCATTGTTTTAGCATCGTCATAATCATCATCTGAATATCCATCAGGTAAGGTAATAATAGGAATACCGATACCCAATCTCTCCTGTGCTACTGCATCAATCTTGTAATACTTGTCTCTGAAAAACCAATGTTTGTATGCTTGTCTCAATATCGAAGTACCAAGGTAATTGTCACCCTCTTGCCTATGTGTATAGACCATTAACTTTTCTACTGGTATTTCAATCTCTTGATAGTTTCCATCTTTCAGTACCCGCTGTTTAATATTCTCTAGTTCTCCATTTTTATCTACATTCCACTTTGTAATTGTCTTGGGTAATCGGGGAGCCCATTTTCTCCAAGCGATTTTTCCCTCATCAGTAATTTTATAGATAATCTCGAAAACCATACAACCATAAGGGTGCATTAAAAGTATCTGCCTTAGCGTGTCTTCCCATGACGAAATCAAACCATTAAACAAATTGTCCTTTATAAACTCTGCAATCTCAACATCTTGAGCACTATCGGAGGCTGGTTCTATATCCCACTCTGCCGACCTAATAGGTAACTCACACGATAATAAAGCAGCTTGAACCGTAGCATCAGACCATCGCATTTGGTCAACTGTTGTATAAAGGGCATCACCTTTCAGATTCGTTACATATTCACCCGTATCAATCGTTCCATAAAAATTAGTTGTCCCAGAGCCACCTATCTCTGGTCTTTTAGACTTTTTACTCTTTTTGTTTGTAGCCATCAAAATTTTTCCTCAAGTATTCCACTAGTAATAGTACGTTTCTTCTTAGAAGGAACGCCTTTTTCAAACAAAGAGCCTGTAGATAGCTTATCTATCCCAAGCATAGCATAGTTGGTAGCATTTGTGTAATGGTCTGCCCCTAGCTTTTTGTATACCCACACCACCCGACCATCAGGCTTTTCTTCCTTGTCTTTTGCCCAATTACACATCTGTCGAATATACTGGTCAATTAACGCAGACAACTTTGGCAAGACAAGTGTATGGTTTCTAAATCTGTCTGCCATACTATCAAACGTTTCTATCTTGTGAGCCACAATTCGATACTCTTTCTTTTCGGAATCTTTATGCCACTTAACCGTTTCTTTTTGATTAACGTTGTAATAGACAAGCCACACCTTTGCTGGATACATTAAGGCGAATTTACGTGCTGAATGCTTATTTGGTAAAGCATCAATCATACAGAAAACAACACCGTATTTGTCCATTAAATCAGGTAAATCATCAAAACTATCATAGGTAGCACAATGAACCAATCTAACTTCCCCCTCTCTATCCTTTGCAAAAATAACGACATGTAAGATATCTCCTTGGTCAACACCCATGACCGTATGCCTTGCTTTATCCTCTAGGTCGTATTTGTTTTGAATGCACTCTAACAAAACATCCCTGTTAAGCGGTTGGTTTTCACCACCATAAGCCTCACCCAAACAGAAGTTATAAAAGTCTTTAATCCCTGATAACTGCTGTGTTGGTCTAATCCTTGCCCTTTCTTCTTTTTGTAGTATCTCGGTGGCAGTTATCCAAGGTGCCATCAATTGGGTAATGTGATAACCCGATGTTTTCCAGTCCATATCACCTGTTGCTTTCCAATAACCCTCACGCCTCGCATTATCTGTGATGGTGGCTCGGCAGTAAACACACGCATATCTCGCCTCTTTGGTATTACCTCTGATTGAATCGGGATATTTTAGTATCTGGGGCTTTCCACATTTCGGGCATTCCACAAACCATTCTTTTTTATCACTTCTATTAAAAAGATAATCCACCCCAAACTCTGGTATTGTTGGAGTACTGAACGCCAAAAAGTATTTATACTTTGAATGAGACAACCTTTCCTTATATATCTCAATAATATCAGGCTTTGAGAAATCAACCTCATCGTGAATATTAAAATCACTGTCAACTGATATAGCCTGTCTTTCACTCCAAGCACCCCTGAAATAAACAAAAGAACTGCCTATCTGTTTCAACTCAATCCCTCCTGATACCACTTTACTCAAATGCAGTGATGTTTGTATCATCGGTCCAATTCTCGCTTTTGAGAAGTCCGCTACATCAGAAGCAGTCGGAAAGGTATAGATAACAGAAGCCCTGTGAGTATCCGCAAACCACATAGCCCGATTCATTCCATAGGTAGTGACCCCAATTTGAGCAGCTTTTTTCATTACAATATTCTGTGCAGGGTCTTCGTATAGGTCAATCAAATACTGGTGGTTATACCAATCAAACTTATCACCTTTTGGGGTTTTAACATTATCGTCTACCCACGCCAATAGGTGATTATTTCTTAGTGCTATTCTTGCCTGATTTTTTGCTTTTAACTTTTCGTCCATCGTGTATTGACGGTCTTTTTCGACCTAAACTTTTTCTAAATGTAAGATAAATAGCTTTGTCCAAAGCCTTGGAAATTCCACCAATATCAACACCGACATCAAACCCACCCTCCACCTGTAATTGCTTCGGGTACAATTCTCTCTCTGCTTTCAACCCCTCCGACACCAAAGATAATAACAATCTGTCTTTTATCTGCCTCACTTTCTTTTTAGACAATCCTTTCTCGGAAGCCGATATTTCCTGTATTCGCTTTTGCAGTCTTGAAAGCCCTGCGTTCTGTAACCACCTTGCAACTTTGGCGTGTCTGACAATTAAGTTCTTTAACGAACCCTCTACCTCCTCCAAAGCCCCCTCGGTTGCCTTTCTTATTATCTCTTTTTTCTGGTCACCCCACTTTTCCCTCGCTGATACCTGTTGAAGATACGAATAGCTAAGTTTGTGTTTTTTTGCCACATCTTTTAGCGACATGGTGGAGTTCCCCATATATGGTACTTTGTTAGGATTTGACATTGTTTCTCCCCATCTGTCTTAATTTCTTTTTTTGCCTTTTCTTTCGGCGTTTTGATAAGTTTTTTTTCTTTTTACTACTTTTTGCCATAATTCTTATATCATTCTGACATCTCTCTTACATTATGTCACCCCACCTTTCCCTCTGTCAACTTTCCTATCTACCTCCTATCTACCTCTACCCTTCTACTTCTCCTGTCAAACAATCTAATCTCAAAATGCTTTCTATTCCCTTTCTTCACTCCGCAAAACATTGGGTACTTCTCAATTAGTGTCATTCCTGCATCTCTGCTCTTTTCAAATGTTCTTTCCCATAATGCACCAATCCCGCCCTCATTAGAGTAGTAGTTGGTTTTTATCCCAATATGGTTAAATCTTAAAACTTTTCCGTCACGAATGTAGAATTTTATTGTCCTCTCGTAATCTTCTTTCTCTGTCATGGTGGTGTAGGTGTCTTTATCGTGGGTATTTATCAG